TGCGAAGGAACAGCATAAGAGTATGCCTATCAATGTTGATAGAGATACTCGTGTAACCTTCGGTGGTTCAAAGAAAAGTTAATTTTTTAACAATTCCGAAACCAGCGAATTAACCGTACTGGAGGCCTGAAAGGGCAGGTACATTTAAGGAGAAAACGTATGGCTAACGCGTCAACAACTGGGTTCGGTTTGAGACCCATTAAAAAAGTTGGTCAGACAGATAACGTAGGTGCTCTTACAGAGTACAGCGTTGCAGCTTCTTCTGCTTTAATTTCGCACGCAGCAATGGTGCAATTAACTGCGGATGGTGTTGTACTCGCTTCAGGAAACACAGATGCAAATAATCTGGGTACACTGAATGGCGTTTTCTATACTGATGCCGACACAAACAAACCAACGTTTGCAAACTTTTCAAAAGCAAGTAACACTGCTACTGATATTGTTGCATTCGTAAACGACGACCCTAGACAGGTTTATGAAATCATGTCTGCGGACACTGCATTCAACCAAAATGAAGTTGGTGGATGTGCTGACCAGGTCGCAGCAGTAGGAACTACTCCGTTGTTCATTTCGAAATCAAAAATTTCGGCTACAACAAGTGCTTCTATTGCTCAACTTAAAATACTAGGTGTTTCTAGAGATCCGAATCATTCTGATACTACTGCTGAGGGCTTTGCTCTTAGAGTTATTATCAATGAGCATATCTTAGGAAATAACGTAGCAGGGATATAATAGGAGTATATAATTATGGCTATATCACGTAATCAACTAGTTAAAGAACTAGAGCCAGGTTTAAATGCACTATTTGGCCTGGAGTATAAACAGTATGAACAAGAACATGCTGAAATATACACAACTGAGTCATCTGACAGAGCTTTTGAAGAAGAAGTTATGTTGTCAGGTTTCGCTCAAGCACAAGTTAAACCAGAAGGTTCTGGTGTAACTTACGACAGTGCTCAAGAAACTTTCACAGCTAGATACACACACGAGACAATTGCTCTTGGGTTTGCTATCACTGAAGAAGCTATTGAGGACAATTTGTATGACAGACTTGCGTCTAGATATACAAAAGCTTTAGCAAGATCTATGGCTCAAACTAAACAAGTTAAAGCAGCTGCACCGTTAAACAATGGTTTACCAGGTTTAACATTCACTTCAGGTGATGGTGTATCTCTTTTCAACACAGCTCACCCAACTATTTCTGGAACTTTCAGTAATACATTGGCAACAGCTGCGGACTTAAACGAAACTTCATTAGAGCAATCAATGATTGACATTGCTGCTCTTACTGATGAAAGAGGTTTAAAGATCGCTGCGAAAGCTGTGAAGATGATCATTCCATCTGCACTACAATTCACTGCTGAAAGACTTATGAAGTCTTCACAAAGAGTTGGAACTGCTGATAATGATATTAACGCAATGGTGTCTATGGGAATGATCCCTGGTGGATACACAGTTAACCACTACTTAACTGACACAGATGCGTTCTATATCACTACAGACGTGCCTAACGGAATGAAGCATATGGAAAGAGCTCCATTGACTACTAAAATGGAAGGCGATTTCGATACTGGAAACGTAAGATACAAAGCTAGAGAAAGATACGTATTTGGCGTATCAGACCCTAGAGGTATTTTTGCATCACCAGGTGCTTAATCAATAATTTTGTGGCGGGACATAGTTCCGCCACAATCGACATATAGAAAGACAAAACCATGAAAAAATTCCTTGTAAACATATACGCATACGATCATCACGCTAGATTTGAAGTAGAATCTAATGATGACGCAGTTTCCTTAGAACAATCAATAGTTGACAAACTGGGAGAAAACAGTATAGTTTGGGAATCATCGGGAATGTTTTCGGACAGACCTTATCGAATAACTTATGAGGAAGTTAGTAATGATACAAGACCTATACAAAGCAAAAAGGTCCTTGGAGTTGAAGTGGGAACAGGAGCATCTATCTAACGGTAGATATACTCTTGAAATGGTCAGAATTGATGACAAAGTTAAGCAAATCATCACTGATATTAAGCTTGAAGAAGCTGAAATTGCCCACAGGCAAAACACTGCAGAAGGTGTTGCTCCACAAGTTTCTGTAGCTACTTAATAAAAAAGCTACATCGTTGGATAAATCCACTCCACACTACAGGCTCTCTTGCACTCTACTCAAATCTAGTATATAAAATAACAACTATACAATTAAATCAGAACATAGACGCGTATAGTCGACGGCCTAGAGACTATGTTCGGAAACTAGGAGGATATAATTATGGCAAATACTACATTTACAGGACCGGTTCGATCAGAAAACGGTTTTGAATCTATAACAAAAAACGCAGATACAGGTGCAGTTACATCTAATGCAGCTTACGGAAAAGCTATTAGAGGTGGTGTTCAATCTTTATCAGGAGCAGGTGCAGTTGATTTAACTAACTTGGTAACTGAGCTAACTACTACTGGAGCTAATGCATTAACTTTAGCTGATGGTACAACTTCAGGACAAGTTAAAATCATTAACATGATTGTTGATGGTGGAGATGGAACTTTAACTCCAACTACTTTTGCAAATGGAACAACAATTACTTTCGATGCGGTAGCTGAATCAGCTACTTTAGTTTGGAATAGTACTATTGGTTGGGTTGCAACTTCAGTTCAAGGTGCAACAATAGCGTAATAAATAATTAGTGTGGGGCTTTGGCCCCACATCAATTTAACGGAGAATAATTATGGCAGGCGGCGGATCTTTTATAAGCGATCAAAAGTTTACAACCTTAACAGCAGACGGTAATTTTAAAACTATCACTGGTGGTAGTACAAATATAGGACCATGCAGAGTTACATATATACAAGCTCATTCAGCAACTAATGGTGTTGTTAAATTACATGATGGAACTGGAACAGGTGGTTCTTTAGAATTACAAGTTAAGTTTGGTGATGAGGGATTAGATTTAATGGTTCCCGGTTCTGGTATAAGATTTAAAAACGGAGTTTATTTAGATCTAGATCAAACAGACTCAGTAACAATAGGATACACAGGTTAATGAAATCAGACGTAAAAGCAGTTAGAAAAACAGGAACAGGTTCTGTATTCGCAGGAAGAACTAGACTAAGAGGAATTATCTTAGCATCAACAGGTTCTGCAGGTTCAGTTACATTACAAGATGGAAACTCAGTAACACAGTTTCAAGTAGATGTACCAGCAGGTGATGTATTTTCTTATAATCTAGCAGAAGACGGAATTTTATTTGAAGGTGGAATGACTATTTCAGCAATTTCAAATTCAACTGTAACTGTCATCTTAGATAAATAGGAGAGTAAATGGCTAACACTACTTCCGGAACTACAACTTTTGATAAGACGTTTTCTGTTGATGAAGTAATTACAGAAGCCTATGAAAGAATTGGTATGCAGAATCTTTCTGGTTACCAATTAAAATCTGCAAGAAGATCTCTTAATATTTTATTTCAAGAATGGTCTAATAGAGGCCTACACTATTGGGAAGTTGCAAACAATAATATTACATTAGTTGCAGATCAAGCAACTTATACAATGTTTAGATCAACATCAGATGGCACTTCAAGTGCTACAGCTGTTTATGGTGTTGACGATATATTAGAAGCGTCTTACAGAAACTCTAATGTAGATACACCCCTTACAAAAGTAAACAGATCACAGTATCAAGCACTATCAAATAAAACATCTACCGGAACACCATCACAATATTTTGTTCAAAGATTTATAGATAAAGTTACAATTACTTTATTTTTAACACCTGGATCTAGTGAAGCAGGTAAGTTTTTAAACTACTATTATGTAAAAAGAATACAAGATGTAGGTGATTATACTAATGCAACTGATGTTCCTTATAGATTTGTACCTTGTATGACTGCAGGTTTATCTTACTATCTTGCGATTAAAAATGCACCTGATAGAGTTCAAATGCTAAAGATGTTGTATGAAGATGAATTACAAAGAGCTTTACAAGAGGACGGCTCCCCATCAAGTACTTATATTAGTCCTAAAGTTTATTATCCGGAGTCTTAATGTCAGATCTTTCTTCAGGTAAATATGCACAGTTTATTTCTGATAGATCAGGATTAGCATTTCCATATTCTGAAATGGTAATAGAATGGAATGGTGCAAGAGTTCACATATCAGAGTTTGAAGCTAAACATCCACAGTTACAACCAAAACCACACAGTGCAGACCCTCAGGGTTTATTAAATGCAAGACCTGCAAGAGTTGAGCCTGCTGTTGCAAGAATATTAACTTTAAATCCTTTGTCCACTACAAATGGATCTCAAACCATATCTGTATTTGAAGACAACCATGGAAGATCTACAGGAGATGTTGTTAGATTTAGAGACGGTGAACCTGGTGCAGGTATAACTTCTGCAGACATTAATGTTTCTACAGGATTTACAATTACAGTTACAGATGTTAATAACTATACATTTACAGCTTCAGGCACAGCAACTGCAACTGAAAAAATAGGAGGAGGAAGTATATCGGCTGGTCCGGTTACACTATCACCATAATGACATATTCAGAATTAGTACAAAAAATTAGAG